GTTTTTTAGGTCTTTATGGGGTAGGTCATCGCAGTCGATCCATACGGCATAATCCCCGGAGCAGGCGTCCAGCGCCTTGTTGCGGGCGGCTGCAAAGTTGTCGATATGCGGCCAATCGGCGCCTGCGGATGCGTTGTGATATTCCGTGATGACGGCCCCAGCCTTTTCAGCGATCGCCCGGGTGCCGTCGTCCGGCCGGGATCCCTGCGCCATGCAGACGACCAGTTCATCGCAGAACGGCTTGAATGCGGAGAGGCAGCGTTCCATGAATGCGGCCTCATGGCCTGCAATCATGTAAATTGAAATTTTAGGATTTCGGGTGGCCACGTTTAAACCTCTCGAAGTCCCAGCACGTAGCTGCCTATCGATGTATCAATCGACGCCACCCGATAGCTGACCGAATTGGCCAAAAGAATGGAACCAATCGTTGGAGCTGTGGCCATGTTTGCGACGTCGATGGTAAAAGTTGAATTCAAATCCAAATCAAAGCCGCCTAGCTCGACGTTTTCTTTACGTGAGATTGTGGACAGGATCCCGGTGACGCTTGTGGATCCGATGGTGGCGGCGGTGCCGGTCTGGGTGTAAAGAGCCGCCAGACTTTCCTTCAGGCATTCAGTGAATTCAGACATTTGAGGATTTCTTAAAGTGGAAAGGGCGGTGAGCCTTTCAGCCCACCGCCCTCCCCGAGTGAATTAGCTGCCGTTGATACGCACGAGGCTGTTCGGTTCGCCGGCTTTCACGCCGTAGATCAGCGCGTAGGTGCGTTGGAGAAGTCCGAGCCGGACGTCATAGCTCTCGCGAACCATGACAGAAAGTCCGGTGCGGGGTTCAGTCACCACGCTGATGTCGCCGGGGATCGGGACGCCAGTGGGAACTTCAGGCACGCGGGCTGCGATCAAGAGCGCCTCACGCTGGGCGAAGAATCCGCCAAGGGTGATGCTGTTGGAAGGCACCGCGCTGTACATGTTGATGTTGAAACCAGCAACGGATCCGATGCCAGCCGTGCGAGCCTGTTCACCGCTGATCTGAGCGTTCGCCACAATGGTCGAATCATTCAAGAGTCGGCCATAGAACGTGGGTCCCAAAACCGCGTACCGATCGTGCTGGGGAACGTTATTGTTGTTGAGGGTGATCCCAGCCGACACCACGGAGGCGTAGCTGAAGGTCGCCGAGCTCTGCGTCAGTGCGTTCGTGAAAGTGTTGGAAGTGACGAGCGTGAGCAGGTCACCGACCATTTGCAATCCGAGCGCATGAGCGGCCGCACCTGCGAACCGTTCGATCAGGTTGATGTTGGAGCTGGTACGCTCTTGATCGTCCACCGAATACGAAACGTGTTTGAATTTGTTCAGAGTGATCTGAACGTCGGTCTGTGTGGTAGCGGTCGCCACGTAGCCGTTGGCCTGCGAGTAGTCCTGGGCGGTCGTCGCAGAGATGCGGTGGGTGTAGATCGAGGCGTTGTATTTTGCGGCTTCAGAGCTGAAGTCCGTCACGCTGTTTCTGAGGAAGCTGTAATCTGCCACGAGGATCTCGAGAGCCCTCTGAGCGATTACATTGGCATTCGTTGTTCCGATTGTGTTGGCCATTGTAGTGTTCTCCTAGTGGACTGAATTACAGTCCGAGTTTACGGAGCAGTTCCGACCGACGAGCCGGAGACTTTTCCGCGTTGAATTGATTGAGGATTTCAGCCCGGCCGAGCGGTTGGCTCGATTCAGCGGGAACCGCCACTGCACCAGCAGCGTCGGCCTTGGCTTTTTCCAAAGTGGTCACGGCCTTGTCGGCCTTTTCGTCGGACTTGGCGCTCATTCCGTAAGGTTTGGCCATGTCTTCAGCGGGAGCGGCAGGAGCTTCGCCAGTCTCTTTGCCTTGTTCTCCGGCGATGTCTGCCTTTTGAAGCTCAATCATGGAATCCATTTTCTCAGAGAGAGCGGTCAACATTCCGACGACGTCCGTGAGAGTAGGTTCGGCCATTTTTTCCTTGGGCTTGTCGGCAGGTTTGTCGGCAGGCATTTCGGCCAACTCTGCTTTCACGGGAGCTTCAACGGCAGGAGCTGCGACCTCGGCCACGACGGCCGGCGCGATCTCCTCTTTCTTTACTTCGACAGACGCTTCGTTCATTTGCAGTTTTTTCATGTCAACTGCTGTGAATGCGGAAAACATTCCGGCGGGGTTGGCGGCAGGGGTGCTCACCACGCTGATGTCGTAAATTTCAGTCACCCGGGCAAACCGGTTCCCAGCGACTTCTTCCGGAACTCCGCTGAACGTAAGGGATAGGCCAAATCCTTCCGGGAGTACTTGAGCCAAGTGCTGAACGAACTGCGCTTCGTTGGTGTTGAACAGGGTCAGATCGCCCATGAGGCGTTCGCCTTCAATCCTGAAACCGTCGATATAACCAAGGATCCCGGAGACTTCGGCTCCGTGGCCCATGGTCACCTTGATCCGCTTCATGGAATTTGCCACTTCGAGCGCCTGCTCGAGCGACTTTTGATCGATCAGCAGATTGTGGCCTTTGGCCTCGCCGATCGTAAGAATGGAAACGTTTGAGAGTTTGTTGGCCATGCAGGCCAACGCGTGTCAAAAATTAGCGTTTCTTTTTAGCTTTTGGTTTTTGATCCTTTAGGCCTACCGCCTTCGCAACCATGTCGAGTTCCTTGGCAGACAGGCTGAAGTCTGGGTCGTCCTTCATCGTGAACGCCTCGGTGCGTGTGTCGGTCTTCGACGTGAAGCGAAGCTTGCACGCAGTCTTTCGTTTATCTTGATCAGGGAATTCCTTGATCATGCTTGTTTCGGTCATGCACCGATCCATGAAAGCAGATTCGTCTTCACCTGGCGTTGGGTCTGGCATGTTTAGTTCGATCACGGCCGACAGCTCCGCATCCGGCCCTGCGTTCGGATCCTTTTCAGGATTCACGGGAGTGGGTTCGTCGATGGTCGGAGCTTTGGCCACAGGTTCCACCGGAGCGGATCCGCTTTCTCCGTTTGTTGCTGGGGCCGTTTGCACGGGTGCGCCTTTTGCAATCTTTACGGCGTCTTCTTCGTTCATTCCAAAAATAGAAACGAGAATCACGACGGCCTGTTCGGGCGTGACCAATCCTTGACCAATCGCCTGAAGAAGTGCGGTCAGACTTTGAGCGCCACCCACGCCGATCTTCGTAATCAGCGGCTCGGGCTGAACTTCGCCGCCGCCAAGGTAAGCCTGCTCTGTTTTACGTTGATCGGTGACTTCCATCCAATCCATCCCAAGTTCTCCAAAATAATCGGAAAGAGTTGTTAGCCCAGCTTTGTAGTCTTCCCGGGCTTGCTGTGCCTCACGCCCGGCGTCCACGGTCAGCGACTTCGGAGTCTGCCATGTTACCTTTGCGTAGTCTTCGACGGCCGGCAGGTCGCCGTTGGCAATCGCTCCGCCGATAAAATAACGCCATGCCCGATTGCAGAATCTGTCGATCAACAGACGCTGGCGCTGTTCAAAACGGCGCTGCGCTTTGGCCACGATGAATCGCATTCCTGCGCCGCCAACGCTGGCCGGGTCATAAACAAATTCGACCGGAAGGCCTAGCCCCATCGCAACGTCACGGATGAGAAACTTGGCGAACGGTTCAAAGCCGGAGTGCGGCCGGTTCGGCCCGACCATTTCAATCTTTTCGCCTGGAGCCAGCCGCGGGATCGTCGCTGAAGATGTAATCTCCTCGCGGGCGATTGTGTTCTCTCCAGAATCCTGAGCCTGCACGGTTCCAAAAAATCCGCCCTGCCCGGCCAGCTCGTCGCCTTGATCGGTGGTGATGACAGCGGCGATCGAGCCCTGAAGTTTTAGTGCGTCTTTTTCAAATTCGCCCAACATCTTTAGATCCCGAACGTGATTCAAAGCACGGGCAAGTGACGATCCTCCGCGGATCTGGTCAGGCCGTTCCAGTTCCATCAGGTGAATGACGGTATCCGCCCCGAGCTTCCGGTACAGTTCGCCTGTCTGAATCAGGTATGCGGTGGGTTCACCCAGCTTTCCAAGGAACACGCCATCCGCAGTTCCATAGTCGTCGCCTTCGCATACCCGGTGACCTTCGACAATTTGCAGTTTCCCTTTTTCAGTCATGACGACGAACACGTCTCCGTCCACGTCGATCGATCTTGAGAGCGTCAGCAGCATGTCCGTCCAAGTCATCCGCCCGGTGACTTCCGGGGATGGCGCAACCATGTCCCTCCAGTATTCCTCACAGAGTCTTCCAAATTCCTGATCGTTCCCGCGATATTGTGGGCGCAGTCCGGGCCCGATCGAGTAGGTGGCGATTGAATCGACTGCGCCTTTAATTAGACCGACGTTGCGGTACATGTGCCGCGCAAGTTTAAGAAGTTCCGTCCGGGTCGCTTCGTTAAGATCGAGGCGTGAATCGCGAGCGTGCGCTCCGTAAATGACCGGGCGTTTCCGTGAAAAGCCTGCGCCCTCGTAAGGTTGGAACGTGCTGATGCCAGCGCCAAATCCTGCGCCGAACGCTTTGATTCCTGCACCCATCCGGGCCACGAGTGAAACTTTTTTCGACATGATTAGCTGTCCAGAATGTAGGAAAACGAGGCGCTGGTGCGTGTGACTTGCACGCCATTTAGATAATCAATGGCAGCTTGAAATAGTTCGACGCGTTCGGTGGGTTTCATGTCGATTTGAAAACTGGCGGATTGTCCGCCCGCCGACGTTCCCACCAAAGCACGCCCGGAAGCTGCGCCGGTCATGGCCGAGTTTCTGTCGG